AAGCAACTCGCGGCGTTGCAGGCCTTTGAGGCCATGGCGCGCGGGCAAGCTCGGTTTGCGCAAGCATTTGATATCTACCAGGCCGATCAATCCGCCCGTGATTTTGCTGACCAAGATGACTTTTCAGTTGTCGAGCGGCAGATTTCGGAGGAGGAAGAGGAGCGCCAGGTGGAAGAGTACATGAACAAGAGGCTGTATGGAATGACCATGCGAACGACTGCACACTCGGGAGAGTTTAAGGATGCGGTCAAGCATGCGCAACAGAAGTACGGTCCCCAACTACCCAAAGGAGGGAAGTTTGAGAGCGGAGGAGACACATCAGATGAGGAATTGGAGGCGATCATGCGAGCGCACCTTGCGCGAGCAGATGCTCGTCGCATGGCCAAAGTGGCCCCAGTTAAGGTGCCCCTGAAGAAGGAGCCCCCCATCGTCGTGCCCGCATCAGACCCTCAACTCAAGGAAAAAGTCGCCGAATGGCTTGATAAGTTTGAGAAGTGTGACGATCCGGCCGTAGCGCTGGAATTTGCAAAGCTCCTCAATATTGAGCTCGAGACCAAACCCGTTGAGCCTCCCAAGGACAAAGAGGAATTGGGAAACTCGTTGAGCCCCGTTGTGCCCTCAGGCGCATCGGGGCTTGGCACGCAGGCTTCCGAACAGGGTATGCCGGGCATATCGGAGAATTCCGAGAACCTAGTAGCGTATTTGCGAAGCATTGTCAGTGGATTCAGTTTGGAGACGCAGCCGGAAAAGCCCAAAGGTTTACAACTGGTGCCGGGAGTTCCCGGTTCTTCGGACAAATCCGTGCCCCCCGTTACTTTGAACCCAAACACCAGCAAGAAGCCCGCTGCATCCAAAAATGTAGACAAGGTGGAGACTGGTACCAAGAGTGGTTGGGCCTTTACCAAGGAGGAGTGGGACAACATGTCGAAAGAGGAACGCAAGGCTCACAACAAGGCCAGGACTGCGGCAAGAAAGCAAGCGAAAAGCGAGCTGAAGCTGGAGGCTGGGGAGCCGAGAGCGCCTCGGAGTGCATTCGATCGCGGGCCGCTGAACAAAATCAAGGCCATGTTGAAAGTTTGTTACTCTCAAAAGGATGCAGCATCAGGAGCGGAGGCCAAAGCCATTTGGGCGGATATCAAGCTACTCCAGCAGGAGGAAGCCTTGGAGACCGAGAAGGCGAAGGCGTTCGTGACGCAACACAACGAGGAGCAGGCAGCCTTTATGGCACAGCTACGCTCCAAGGCGTCGAAGAAGTTAGACAGTGGCTCGTCAAGTACGGAAGCGCTCCCAGGGACTCAGGTTCCGAGCGTACCGCCTTGAAGGTCTTCTTCAATCAATCCCGCCCCTTGGGCGAATCGCAGGTAAAGTTGTCAGATGACGTAATGCTTTCTGCTATTCAGCACGTGACGAGGGGTAACACTGGGGTGTTTTACACGAAAGAACCGGAGGACGAATTCTTGCTCGAACGTTTGGAGTTTGAGATGCAGTTCGGCCACCACAATAGAGCCGCGGGATGCGGTGTGCCATTGGTACAGGAGTACAAATCACTCGGGGAGTGTATTGACTCTGAACTTGGATACATCAAGCTCGCCAAGCTCGCCATGGATTTGTTGCGCGTTCTGCGCGACACTCCCCATGAAGAAGTTCGCAAGATGACATACAAACAGCTCGTTGAGTCTGGTCTTGCTATACTTGTCCAGATAATGATAAAGCAGGAGCCTCACTCGAAGAGCAAATTCGCCGAGGAGAGGTACCGCGTCATTTCACGAGTTGCGGCGCAAGTCATCATGGTCGA